AAGAATTACTTTGTATTCATCGCGGTCACTCAATGCGAGAACCGATTGTTCTAGGGTAGGGCGTGGAATCATTAGTCTTTTAGTAAGGTTTGTTTATTTGTTATCGCATGGATTTGCTTCCTTTGCACTTCCATTTTTTGCGGCTTAAATTGTTCGGGCTATTCGGGTCATCTTTCCAATCACCCTTGATCTTGGCACTACGAGCGCAGTACGAATCAGCTTTTTTAGTAGAAGGTCTAATACGGTCTTTGCCATCGCTGGCTAACCCTGCCAAACCGTAACGGATAGTCTTAGTCCGTCCAGTCTCAGGGTTCTTTACAACTTTCTTAAAGCGTTTTTCCATAGGTTACCCTTCCATGTTCTGAGTTGATACCCCGCTCACGTTAGCCTCGCTAGTTCCAAGCCGTCCAGTTACTGCGTTTTGTGCTTGCATCTGCATCATAGCATACTGTTGGGCATATTTCTGAAGGCGAGCTGCGAAAGCCTCGTCACCTTGTAAGCGTTGTGCTACGTCTGGTTGTTGCGTGTAGGCTTGGACAAGTTGCATTGCAAAGGCAGCACCGTTCGGTCTAGCTGGCATTTCGATACCTGCGTAGATTTTTGACAAGTCATCCGATACATCTTTAAGCATCTTGTCTTGTGCTTCCTCGGCAGGTTGCAATACGTAGTCAGCGATGAATGGATTGATTTGTGCTGCCAATAGCTCAAGTAGTTTATCCACGTTGATACGCCCGTTGCGGTCAATCTGCATTAAGGTAGCGATGTTCTTCATCTGCGTCTCTACCGTCTCAGGGTCAGTTTCGCGGGTATCAAACGATACGATAATGGAGAAGTTGTCATCGGCATCACCTTTAGCCATCACCTGTGGGTCAGGACTGCCTGTAACTTGGAAGAATACTTCATCTGGCCCCATGCGTTGAAACAACTTAAAGGCAAGTGAAAGAATGTCCTTAACGTGGTCAAGGAACTTGTTCACCACGAATTGCTGGCGAAGTGCCGAAAGCGGGTTCTCAAGATCAAGCCCAACTGCCTTGTCAGCTTGGGAAATCATTTGTGCTTCGATACGCTCGCTGCCAGGATCAAATGGTGGAGTAGGCCCGTAAGCGATTTCACCTAAACGGCGATACGGCAAACGTCTGCCAGGCCCCCACTCTTTAGGCGGTTGCCCTGCTGGGTGGAACAATGGTGGCAAGGTAGCCATGCTTGTTCTGTCGATACGGCTATCACGCTCAGTTTTAATTTGCCATTGCGGGCCACGTAAAATGTCAGCAAACGAAGTGGTTTCATACATTCGTTTCTGGTTGTCATTCAGGCGAGTAACGATAAACGGGTAGTCATCGTAGCCATTCAGCAGTTCGTGTTTTGCGTAGCCATCGGTATCTGGATGGAACACGGTGCAGTAAATGCCTTCGCTGCCATCTTCCTCGTCAATCAAACGCTGGTAGCCATAGACAACCATAATTAAGTCTTGATCGTCCCCTAAGTCTCGGCGTTGCGAGCGTTCACTTGCCGTCTGATTCTCAAGCGAATCACTTCCTTTAAGTCTTTCAATAGCTTCGTCAACCCACTCAGCATCCCAGCCCTCTGTGGCAACCTTCTTCTCAAGTTCTTGTGCGGTGTAGAACGTGCGCCAGAATACGTATGGAGCGCGTTGTGGATCAGTCACATAGGACGGGAAGATAACTTCGCCATCAGGCTCACAGCTTTGAACTATGGGGCAATCAACGCTCATTCTCGGAATACTTATTTCCGTAACTCCCATCATGCGTAGTTCCGATACCGCCTTCTTAACACGCTTCTTGCTCATGTCAGGGTAGGCACTTGCAACAAATGCTTCTGCCTCCGCAACATCATCTCCAAGTAAAATCTCCACAAGTTCTGGCATAGCTGCCTCAATCTCTTGCAGGGTTACAACTTGTTTAAACGTGCGTTTCTCTCGCTTCCAGCCAACATAGGAAACCATAATGCCCTTCTCAAGAAGGTGGTTTGCACCCAGTTCCATTTGCTTCTTAAAGTCTGGGATGTAGCTTTTACGCATCCACTTCAAGAACATTGAAACTACCGAAGCCTTAGCTACTGAAGTATGGTTCGTTGGGAACGCTTTAATGTGGCTACGGTCAAGTGCTTGGGTAAGCAGCGCAACATAAGTATCAATTCTTTCACCAATCGTATTAACCTCCATATCGGAAGCCCCATCCCAAGGAAACGCATTAGCCCCTTTCTTCCGCATATCGCTGGTTTTGCCAGGCCACATATTACGGCGATCATTATAGGCACGTTCGCACGATTCGACATATTCCTCTTGATCCAATACGGCTCTATCATAAGCGTCTTGGAGTGCGCCGATATTCGGTTCGTTCTGAACGTAGATCATCGCTACGTCTTGGTCTGATAATTCATCGCTCATGCAAGGAACTTGTAATGGTTTTCTTCCTCGCCGTCAATCTTTGTCGCTTTCATCCATTTGCCAACCAATCCCGCTCTAAGACTAGCCTTTGGAACTTGAATGTTACACTTATTTGTGTCACGAGTCATTCCCCTTAGCCACATTGGGTTAGGACATACGCCAATGGCATACACTTCAAAGACTTCTGGTTCAGCCTTAGCTTCTGCAACTGGTTTGGTTTCGGCACGTTTAACGCCTTTATCTGCTCTTTCTTTTCGTGGTTTCTTTGTATTCATAATCTTAATAGCCTCCTGATCCTTGGCGAGTTGCTTCTAAATAACTAGCGTCTACATGGTCAATATCATAGATAGCCGCATAACGCAAGCAGTCCAAAGGGTCTTTCCATGCTTCCTTCAACCCCTGCTCGCCCGTGTATTCCGACAATGCGCTGATAATGTTCTGACATTCCTCGCTGACATAGAACTTAGGGCGGTTCAAGCTGTCCATTGGTTTGCTCGTATCCCAACTCATCTTGCTGATTAACGCTTGTAAGCCGTCCTCAATGTCCAAGCCAGGAGCAGGTATGCAGATAATGTCGTTCTCGGCTAAGTCCTCGATGATACTACTGCTGCCATCTTGTGCCTGATACTTTGCAGCTCCCAGCCTTGGGTCAATAATACGTAGATAGATTTCTTCCTCGTCCTCTAAATCGTTAATCAGGTTCACGTAATCACGCATCCCGTAGCCCATTCCTTTTGCTCCCTCTCCAGGCATCCATCTTCCGTTCTTCCATTCTGCCCAATCACCAATGGTTGTGTCTGGCCATTCTCTATAAACGTAATACGTTCCGCTGCCATCCACGGCGATCCACGCCATAAACCAGTTCTTGCTGCCTGCTGGGTCGATGATGTGATACCTCGTGATTCCCGTTTTTGGTATCATGTCTTGCGGTATGACGTTCACCTCTTTGTTGAACTTGGGGAACTTTGTCGCCTGAGACTTCACAGGAACGCCGTATGCACGAATCAGTATCTTCTCCCTGCTTTCGTTTTTAAGGTCGCTGGCAAGGCGTTCGTAGCCTGAGAATGGGTTGTCCTTGGTATGGAAGTAATGGATCGAAGCGTTACGCTTGTGGCTTAGTTGGATATGGGGCAGAATCTCCCCATTCAGTAACTCTGCTTCCTTGGTGGCTATGGTTTTTGCTTTGTCTAGGTAGTCCTTAATAACCTCCGTCCAGCCGTCAATAGGCGTGAAGGTGACAAGCATCTTGCTGTTTCGGGTAGCAAGCCTGAACCGCATTGTGTTAATCAAGTCATCGCCAAGCAGGTATTCGTCCAGCCACGCACCTACGTTGTGCCATTGTGCGCTCTTAGAACCAAGTTCAGCACCCTCGATAAAGGTAGGGTTGTTCTGATACTGAGAATAGGTTTTAAATAGAATCTGGCTTTTGTTTGGCAAGATCAAACTGTTATCGGTAAAACCGTTCTTTAGCGTGTAACTAATGTAAGCGTTGCTGCTGGTTTGTTTTACCCGATACTCAGGTGGAAGCCAGTTATACACGGCACTTTGCTGCTGCCTAATGCTAACCTCGGCACTCTGGGCAAAACACATGATGATACTGCCAGGATTTTCGATAGCAGCTTTTACCACGCTGTAAGAACCAAATGCAGTTTTGCCACTGTTGTGCGACAATACACCACCTATGAAATAACTATTGTAAATAGGAACATGAA